CAGTCGAAGTTGTTCCATCTAGATTCTGAACAACTAATGTTGAACTAGCACCAGTTGGATCTACAAAAAATTCGTTGTTGTCGTTTTCCGGGTCTGATATTCGAAACTGTGCTTGGCCGCTAAGTATAACATCTGTAAATGTTTTTGTTTCTTGATATATAAATTCGTCTAAATTTAAAAATGTATAATAAGCTTTTAATAAACTATCCAGCATCGGAGCATCTTCCAAGATGTGTGCTGGTAAAAGCTGTGAATATCTAATATCTTCTTTTGTTTTCTTCTTTGTAGAATTAGAAGATTCTACGTATCCTGGTGAAGATTTTTCCGTATATGTTGGCATTATTTAAATCTAGATGTTGTTGTGTAATTAATAGAACCAGTAGAACCACTAACTGCAATTGTATCTACCTCTGGAATAATCGTTACTCTTAAATCGTCAATCGATAATAGTTGATCTCTTTTTGGTGCTAAGTCTAATGAATTAGGCGTTAATGTTAATCTAATAGAATCAGTAGTGTCCGGTTGAAAACTATTTAATTTAACTTTACCATTTACTATATCAACTTCTCCTGCATTGTCAATAACAGTTACGTTTGACCCAGAAACTATTTTATATACTATAACTTGTCTATTAGTAGAACCACTTATTGGTTTATCCCCAAAGAAACAATCGTCATTGTTTATTTTAAACGATGTACTATTTAAAACAAATGTTGTTGAATCTCCAGATTGAAAGAAAGGAGATGTAAAAGTTAAATCAAAATTATTTAAAGCGTTGTTAACAGGAGTAATATTTTGGAACATACGAGGACGAATCGAACTGTTTAAAATAGAAGGATCTGAATTATCTATTTTTCTTAATAGCTCTGAATGTCTAAATACCCCATCAAATTTATTTAAGTTATTAAAATTATAATCTTTAATAGTATCTCTAACAACAGTTTGTAAATCTGTAGAACTTCTATCTGTTAAGTTTGGATTGTATTTAAAAAATACATCTAATTCTAAAAATGTAAAGTTAGGATCCACGATCTCTGGCGTAATAGAAACTACATTTTTACCTTTTAATATAACTCCAGTTATTTCTTGTTTTTCTTCTTCAGTTAAAGTTTGGGATAATAAAGGCTTAATTGCGATGTATGCTCTTCCATATTCTGGCGGGTCTTGGTCTTCACCTCCCCAAGTAGAAATAGAATCTATATTCGAAAATGATTTTTTAATAATAGCTGCGTAATCATCTGCAGTCACCGCTCTGTTTTGCGAAGTAAATGTAAGTGGTGCATTAAATCTAATACTTTCAGATGTTTCTTGGTCAACACCACCAGAGGATAGAGCTTTTGTTGTAATAGAAATACCATTAAATCCCCCAACATTATCAACCATACTAAATCCAGTCACAGAGTTAACTGCTCCACCAGATCCATTTGAATCTTTTCCTTTTGTTGTAACATAATCTACAGTGACAATATTATTATTTACTGGTTTAAATCCTGTGACTCCATCACCAAAATATATTTCAAAATATTCATTTGAATTTTGTTGAAGATAATACACTTTTGTTTCTGCATTAACAGCCGAAAGACTTTCAAATTTTGTGTAAATATCAAATGCTGTGCTTTCTTCGTTTTCTTGTACACGAACACGCAATGTAGAAGTATCTGCTGCATCTGATGTTAATTGAAACTTTTGGTTTTCTATATCGTTATCAACTCTATACTTTATTTCCCTAAAAGTTCCTTCGCATATAGTTACATTTGGAAAAGTAAAAGTATTTCCTGAAATAAGTGCTGTGTGATTATCTAAAACTACATATTGAAATTCTTCACCACCTAATAAAGCTTTTAATTTAGTTCCTCTTGGAAGTGTAAGAGTACTAGGTACAGAATCAGCTGGTTCTCCAAGAACATTTACAACTAAATCAATTGTTGCTCTTGGTGATAATACCGAACGTGGAACATAACCTAATAGTTTTGCTCTTGTAACTACATTACCTCTTATTTGTGCAGAATCTAAAAATGCTTCGTTTAAAGCAAAGTGTGCGTTCATTGCATTATAGTGTGTATTATATGCTAGAACATCTAGTAATACACTCATGCCAGAACCATCGAAATCATAATCGTTAAATTCTGTTTGTTGTTTTAAAAATGCTTTTAGATTGTCTTTTATATCTGCAAAATCTAACTCAGTAACTTTTAAATTTGTAGCCATTATCGTAACCTTCTTAATACTATTTCAACAGTATCATTACTGTCGTATTCTTTTATTTTAAACTTAACCAGTATTCTATAAGCATTTTCATCTGGTAAATCCTTTATATCAATATCTTGAACTATGATTCTCGGTTCATGGTTATTTAAAACGTTTGATATATTTTCTCTTAATGCAATCTTTGTTAAAGTATCTGCAGGCTCAAATAATAAACCTCTTAAGTTAGCACCAAGAAAAGGTTGAAAAGGTCTTTCATTTGCATTCGTGATTAAAAGATTTTTAACGGCATTCTTTACCGCATTATCATCTTTTAATACGTTTAGATCTTTTCTTATTGGATGTATTCCTAATTTTAGGTCTAAATCTCTATGACCTTTCTTACGTGATACGACCTTAGCTCGAGAAAGATCTCCTGATATGCTTTTATCTGATTGTATTAATGTTGAAGCCATGTCTTTATTTATACGAATTAATTAGGAGAACCGGTATTTCCTCCTGAATCTCCTGGATGTGTATGTGTTGCTAATGTTGCACCAGAATCTGTAACTGTTCCACTGGCAGTAATATTTGCCGCATTGGTTTGGTTACCAGTTACATCTAATGTTGATTGAAGAGTCGCAGCATCACTTACATTTAAAGTACCAGTAATAGATGTATTACCATCAATTGTAACTATATCATTAATAGCATTTACATGTACTCCACCATCTTTATCAATTAATAAGGTTGTTCCACTTTTATGTTTAACGTTTATTCTTTCTTCACCAGATGTGTTATCTAATTCTATTAAATGTCCGCCAACAGTTTTTGTTACTTGATTTGCATTTGCACTATCTACTTCAGTTGGAACATCAGATGTTCCTGCTTTGTTTCCATAAGTACCAGAAAATCCTAAAGAAGTATCTCTTGCTGTCTCTGTAAAAGACATAATACTTCCTAGTATAATAGGATCTTGCGCACTTGGACCATCACGAAAGAATCCAACCACCCAAGAGCCAGATAATAATTGATGATTTTGACCTATACCTTCTACACTTGGAGAAGTACTTGGCATCATAACTGTGGCAAATGGAAGATCTTCTACTTTAACTTCTGCTTTATCGTCTGTGTGATAACCAAAGCAACGTACTTTAACTCTATTTAGTTTCTTAGGATCGTTAGTATCTTCTACTACTCCTATAAACCAATCGAATTGGCCACCTACAAATTGATCGTCTTGTCTAAGCATTATTGTTCTAGTCCTTGTTCAACAGAATCTTTCTGCACTTTTAATTGCATTGTATAAGTTTCTGGTCCTATAAAATGATTTACCGAAGTAACTAAATAATTGTCACTTAAATATTTATCTAGTGGAACTGTTGGTTGGTCAATCTCTACCATATCTGAAGCTTTTATTATTTTTAATTTTATCTTCTTACCAACTGTCATCTCGAAATCCCCAGCTATTGAAAAACTGTGTGTCATAAAATTCATATTTGATAAGTGAGATTGGGCTTTCATTAAAGTTATATGATTTGGTTCATGATAATTTTTATGACTTGGATATGCATCGGTGTTCCTAGAAATAAAATAGTGTTTACCCTCTTTTAAATCAGGCAATTTTCTATCTTTAAATTTTGTAAAATCAGTAAAAGGTTTCTTTTTATTTAATTTTGTTGGATTAGAACTATCATAATTAAAAAAATCTTTCTTATATTCTTTTTTAGATATATCTAAAGTATGTAAAGTAGAAGCATAAGATCCGTTTGCCATACTTTCTAATTTAGACATACCTAATTCAGAACCAAACTGATTTATTCTTCTTGCTTGTTCATCGTAAGCTTCTTTTGTTCCCATTTCAAATTCGAAAAATGGTTTAAATTCATATTCTTTATAAACATCCTTTGCAAATAAATTTTCTAATGAGTTAAATTGTATTCCATCCTTCGTAGTTTCATAAAAATAATATGGAGTTCCATTATCATATGCATTTCTTAATAACCAGTTTATAGCATGTAATGGTCTAAGTGTAGGATATATTCCTTTTATTACTTCTTGTGTATCTGTATTAATATCTAGTTTTTCTACTTCTAAATCTTTTGTACAAATATCTTTAACTAACTTTCCTATTGAACCTTCAAAACTTCTTCTTAAAGTTTTAACTTGACTATTATATAAATGTCTAGATACACATCTAAGTTTATAATATTGTATTCCTGGTTCTTGTCTAACGTAATTAAATATTTCTGCTACACTTAATTCTAATTCAAATTTTTCTTTTGAATCTCTATCTTCGCCCCCAGCTTGTCTTTGTATTTTTAGATTAACATCTTCGTGACCATTTAATTTACTTAACTCTAAAAAGTTTGTTGAGTCACGAACAGAAATTACAACTTCTAAAAATGGTTTGTTTATATCTTCATATATTTGAATTTGCTGAACTAGGTTTTTTATATCAACAAAACGTAAATTATCTATTTCTATTTTTGCATGGACAACATTAAACGCTTCTGGATTAACAGAAACTTCTCCTACTACTTTAGCGGTTCTAGGCATTTAATAAGGTCTCAAATTCATCTGCGAATTGTTCGATATATGCTGGTGATATAACTCTAACTCTAGATCTTTCATCATTAATTTCTTCTACGACTGCACGATTTGTTTTAAATGATAGGTTGCTTGTTGGAACTCCACCATTAACATATGCTGCGTTTGTTACAGGTTGTTCTTCTTTATCCCCAGTTACAAACCAGTGATGTGGTGCTTCTGCATATTTGTATGCTTGATATGAGTCAACAAAATCCCCAGATGTTCCCCCAGTAATTCTTTCGGTTGTATTTGTAGGAAGTGTAGTTGGATCTCCAAGAAATGCCCCAGTTACATTTTGTACGATTAATTGGTTTAGGTCTAAATTCTTTTGAACTAATGTTCCAGTAGCTCCAGATGTTTC